AAGATGATGATGATGAAGATGATGAAGATGAATTGGAAATCCCATCTTTTGACGTAGAAGATTTGACAGATGAAGAAGAATTGGAATTAGAAAAACACAAGAGAAATATAATAAATGCCATCATTCAAGGGGCGGCGAAAAAAGGGCATTACATTTTTCAAAAACCTGAAGTTAAAGCAAGATTAGACGCTATTGACCCATCTCTATATAGAGATTATTTGGGTATTATGGCAATTAATGATTTTATGTATTTTACTATGGACCAAATGATTGAAATGATGAGTCAAACAGGTCAAGGTGTTGCAGGTAAAGTGTCATTAGATGATGCTGATGATGAAGGAGAAGAGGGTGGTGAAGAAGGTGGTGAAGAACAACCTGACACAAAAATTATTGCTGAAGGTTTAATTTTCCCAATTTTATGTCACGAAATTATTAAAGGTTTAGAAGAAGCAAAAGGTAGACATGGTCATTCTAAGAATCCTGATATTCGTGATAAAGTTAGAGGTGCCGTTGATGTATTATCTAACGAACCAATGCAATTGAGAATAGGCCCTGAAATTGTAGAAAAAATAAGATTTGCCTTACCCGATGAAATGTTTGATGAATCAAACAAAGGCCTAATAAACTGGTTCCATATCTTGTTATACCAAGTACCTGCTCAGGAATTCTTGGAAATCATAGGAAACGCCATCTCTGAAGATACGTCCAAAGTAAAAAAAGCAACTGCAAGATTTGAAGAAATCATGAAGGAAGCTCAAGAAATGAAGAATGATTTTGAGGATTATAAAGAAGAGGAGGGTATTGACCCTGAAGATGAAGATGACGGACTTGATGATTTCTTCGGTAGTTTGGGTATATCAAGACCCAAATAATAATTTGTGACTAAAGAACAATTGATTATAGAAGTTACGAAGTGTATGAGGAATACTCCTTACGCACTTCGTACTTATTTACAGACATACGATAATACAGTATCAAAGTATGTTCCATTAGACCTTTTCCCTGACCAAATAAGTCTTATTGAAGACTATGATGCCTACAATGAAAACATTGCCTTAAAGTATCGTCAGGCGGGTGTATCTACCGTAACTGCTGCTTGGGCATCCAAAAAATTGGTATTTGCCAAGAAACAAAAACCAGAAAAAGTTCTGATTATTGCCAACAAGTTAGATACCTCTGTGGAAATGGCTAACAAAATTAGAAATTTTACTGAACAATGGCCTGCTTGGGTCGGAGTTGGATTTTCGCAAGATAAAAACTCACAAAGGCACTTTAAACTTACTAATGACTGTGAAGTTAAAGCGGTTGCAACATCAAAGGATGCGTTGAGAGGGTATACTCCAACTATTCTTATTTTTGATGAGGCTGCGTTCATTGAAGCAGACGGAGATTTCTGGTCGGCTTGTATGGCCTCACTATCTACGGGTGGTAAAGTTATTGTTGTTTCTACACCAAACGGATACGACCCAATCTATTATGAAATTTATGACCAAGCATTAAGAAATATGAATGACTTCAAAATTTCTGAAATGTATTGGTATCGTGACCCAAGATATACAAAAGATTTGTACATGGTCAAAACAAATGATTTAGTACATTTTTTATTGAATAGAGAAGATTATGACAAAGATGTAGTTGTGGATTTATCTATTGATAATCCTTATGAACGAGACCATGCAACGACGACTGATTATATAAGTCAGGGATACAAACCATGTTCGGCTTGGTTTGAAGGAATGGTTAAAAAGTTGAAGTTTGATAGAAGAAAAGTGGCTCAGGAGTTGGAATGTAATTTCTTGGGTTCAGGTGATAACGTTTTTGATTCGGAATTGATGCAAGATATTTCTAAAAATCAATTGAGAGAACCGTTAGCTAAAATGATGGGTGGTTCACTTTGGATTTTTAAAGAACCTGAAAATGGTCATAAATATGTTATGGGTGTTGACGTATCAAGAGGAGACTCTGAAGATTTTAGTTGTATCCAAATAATTGACTTTGATACAAGAGAACAAGTACTTGAATACGTTGGAAAAGTTCCGCCAGATATTACCGCGGAAATTGCTTATAAGTGGGGAAGTATGTATACTGCATATTGTGTTGTAGATTTAACTGGTGGAATGGGGGTTGCTACAGCAAGAAAAATGCAAGAAATGGGATACCAAGGAGGTATGTATGTTGATAATGTAGACCCAAACAATAAGTGGAAGTGGGACCCAAAAATGAATGAAAAAATACCAGGTATTAACTTCAACAATAAAAGAGTTCAAATTATTGCATCATTAGAAGAAGCATGTAGACACGATTTTAAAATATATTCTCAAAGACTATATAACGAAATGAATACATTTATCTACGTAAATGGTAGACCTGACCATCAAAAAGGTCATCATGATGACTGTATTATGGGTATTTCTATGGCAATATATGTTGCAGAAAAATCATTTCAATCTTTACAAAAAGTAGTTAATCATACAAAGGCAATGTTAAATTCTTGGACATCAGTTGTAAACGAGAATAAAAATACTTCAGATTACTTCAATCCTATGATTCCTCAAATGGGAAGACAAAATCCTTATAATAACCAAGGAGCTACTAAAGCCGATTATCAAAAATATGGATGGTTATTTGGTGCGAAATAACTATTTATATTATCAAGGTAATAAGTAAAATTGTAATATGGCAGAACAGAACATGACGGTTTGGCAACGATTGTCGCAAACATTTGGACCTAATTCACTTTTAGGACAAGATTATCCAACATTTAAGTTTGATAAAAAGGAATTGTTGCGTACAACAAACAAACAAGAATACGAAACCGAAAAACTACAGGCACAACAAACTTTTTATTTAGCGAATCAATGGGCTAAGGTTGAGAATAACTTATATTCTCAAGCAATTTATTATGAGCCAACAAGATTATCTTCACAGTATGATTATGAATCAATGGAATATACTCCTGAGATTTCTGCGGCGTTGGACATTTATGCTGAAGAATCTACTACAACAAACGAAGATGGATTTATATTACAAATTTATTCAGAATCAAAAAGAATTAAGGGTGTATTAGCCGACTTGTTTAATAATGCATTAGATATTAATACTAACTTACCAATGTGGACAAGAAACACTTGTAAGTATGGTGATAATTTTGTGTATTTGAAATTAGACCCTGAAAAAGGAGTTGTTGGTGTTCAACAATTACCAACAATTGAGATTGAGAGACATGAAGTTGGTGTTAGCCAAAAGATTTCAGTAGATATTACTAAAGAATTAGATAAGGACAAAAAAGCATTACACTTTACTTGGAAGAACAAAAACATGGAATTCCAATCATGGGAAATTGCTCACTTCAGATTATTAGGTGACGATAGAAAACTTCCTTATGGTACTTCTATGTTAGAAAAAGCTAGAAGAACTTGGAAGCAACTTTTATTGTGTGAAGACGCTATGTTAATCTACAGAACGTCAAGAGCACCTGAAAGAAGAATCTTTAAAGTGTTTGTTGGAAATATGAATGATGATGATGTTGAGGCATATGTACAACGTGTTGCAAATAAGTTTAAAAGAGAACAAATTGTTGATAGTAAGACAGGTAACGTAGATATGAGATTTAACCAAATGGCGGTTGACCAAGATTATTTCGTTCCTGTAAGAGACCCAGCGGCACCAAGCCCAATTGACACATTACCAGGGGCGACAAACTTATCAGAAATTGCTGATATTGAATATATTCAAAAGAAACTATTAACTGCTCTTCGTGTACCTAAGGCTTTCTTAGGATTTGAAGAAGTTGTTGGTGACGGAAAAAATCTTGCATTACAAGATATTAGATTCGCACGTACTATTAATAGGATTCAAAAAAGTATGATTCAGGAACTTAATAAAATTGCAATTGTGCATTTATTTTTATTAGGTTTTGAAGATGAATTACAAAACTTTACATTAGGATTAACTAACCCATCTACACAGGCAGATTTACTCAAAGTAGACATTTGGAAAGAAAAAATATTATTATATAAGGACTTGGTTGCTGACCCAGGACACGGTATTCAAGCAACATCATCTACTTGGGCTAAAAA